AGGTCATTCGCCCAATCTCTAATATCAAACGTATCTGGATAGTTTATTGAGCCATCAAACTGTTTATCTTGCCACATAGCAAACAAACCCCATATCTGTTCTTCTGCGTTCTCAAGATAATCGGCTTTCTCTGATAGTCTGGCGTTCAATAACTGAAATTCTGTTTGTAGAGCAATGCCACTAGCTATCTGTGTACCTGTTGCCCTTACTGAACCCATGTGTGTTATCCTATCAATAGCGTCTACTTTGTTTTGTATACACTTCATAATACCATCTAGGTTCTGACCGCTAGGCTGTATTATGTAAGGCTTAAGACTTGCTTCTAGGTCTTCTGGTATCTCTATTATTGCTCCTGCTCCTGCACTCGCTTCAACATTAGGTGTTTTTACAAGGCTTGGATGGTTTGCAAGTCTGATAAGCTGTTCTTTTTCGGAATAGTCGTTGTAAATAGATTGTTGTAAATAGGCAACATCAGCAAGATCACTAATCCCTATTGGTCTTTTAGCACCCCTTAGATTATAGACATTAACCGCAGGTATCTTTCCTATTGGGTTTGGTACTTCCTCTAAAAGTCGTGCATCCCCTTCTGTGTATTCTTCTGAATAATCCTCAACCTCATAGGTGCTTATTGTTTCTTCTGTGAATACTTTAATTATTGCTCTATCTGCGTTTATATCCTCAACAACCATCAACATATCAAGATAAAACCTACCACTAGCTGACCGCCTGTAATTCCAGTTCACAACGTTTTCTGGGGTGTAAATACTTATATAGGGTCTAATGTCCTGTGCTAGTTCTTCTGCCCTTGTCTTTGCGTTTGACTGTGGCTTATCAACTATCACCCAACAATTACCATAGATACTAGCGTTCATTTGTACTTCACGCATAACAGTATTGAAATTTCTACCATCTAAATCCGCATCCACTAAAAACGAACTTAACTGCTCATCGCCATCTAATGAACCATAATCTCTTGTTGGTGGCACTCTCCAAAGAAAACTTGTGTATATCTGAACGACATTCTTGCAATGATTATCAACAGGGGTGTGTCTTATTCTTGCGTCATATTCTTCGGGGGACTCTAAAACATAGCGGTGTAGGTAATATCCGTTTTTATAATCATTACCACCCAAATAGCTACGAATATAAAACTCCCAATTTGATATATTAGCGTTCCAAAGATCGTGTTTGCTTGTAAGTGTATCCCTGTTCATCAACTCCACCTTTTAGGTTGGCTTGGTGCAAAATTCCTTTTAAGTGGAAAATTATACTCTACTAAGTACCCTAGAGCATCATTCATATGATCGTAGCCACTATCTTTGTCGGGAATGTGCGTACCTTCCTTATATATTTGACGTTCTATGCTTTTGATCGCATTTTTACAGGACTTGACAATAAATAAACTATTTTTACCATTTACATTCTTTAACTTAGAATTTACTGCGTTTATCCTATCCCTTACCAAAGGTGCTGTACTTCTACATCTTACATCAAAACCATTATTTTTCAAAATAGCTAAATCAGTTAATCCACCTGCACTAGTTTTTCTTTGCCTAGCTGATGGGTCTGGGTAAACCACTATTTGAACATTCTTGAATCTGGTTCTAATCTCATCGCATATTTCATTCGTATTACTACTATATATTTGTATCTCATCTATCATAAAAATTCTATCATTTTCTATAACGCATATAACCGCACTCATAGGGTCAACATTGAAGTCTAAACCTATATGTAATATTCCTATCTTCTTGTTGTACTTCTCTACTATATTTTTATCTCTACTAAAGTTGTAGTAAATCATTCCAGAATAGTTAACAAATGTTGCTTCGTATTCTTGTTGAAAGGTTCTAAGGTCTAGGTCTTGTTTTGCCTGTTCTATCTCGTCTTGGCTGACCTGTTCCCCCTCTAGTGTTGTGTACTGAAAGCTTTTCCAGTCTTTATTTGTTTCACCCATCTTGTATAACTCGTAAGACCAGTTACCAAACCCTCTAGGACTGCCACAGAATAAAGCGTGTCCTTTTGTGTCTGACAATGTAGGTCTAAGCACCTCAAACCATGTTTCTTTGCTGATATCTGCGAACTCGTCCATCACTAATCCGTGAAGCCCAACGCCTCTTAGTGAATTTTCGTTATCGCTTCCCCTAAGTGTAATCTGGCTATTATTCTTAAGTGTAATAGTTAAATCGCTATGGTTTATGCTCTTTACCCATTTGTGCTGTATCATCTTTTCTTTGAGAACACCCCAACAAATAGCTTTAGCTTGTCTATAACTAGGTGCAACATACCAAACCTTTTTATTGGGTTGACTCGCAAACTTTGCTAATTCATTTATTGCTAAATATGTTTTACCAAACCTTCTACCTGTAATCAGCACCCTAAATCGTGAGTCATCTTTGATTACTTTCTTCTGTGGTGATGTTAGTGGCATTAATCAGCCGACCACACTAGCGGTTCATCTAACTCTGTTGTTTCTATCTTATCTTGTTGTCCTAACATATTCTTTCCTAAGAATATCTGCATAGTTACATTACCTTTACTTGCAGACTGCCATTGTAGCTGTCTAAGACGAAGACGCATCTCTGCCCTCCCTTTTGTCAGAAAAACCGAATAACTCTTCTCTAAAAGGTCTGGTGAACACCCAAAAAAGTCTGCCATTTCTTTGTTAGTGCAACCTAATGCTGAAAGTTTTTGTACTTGTTTACTATCTATATTGTACTTCTTTGGTCTTGCCATCCTATTTTTACCCTATAGTAAGGTGGTGTGGCACAGCTTCTCAAGGTTCAACCACTAATCACCAGTACTGCGACTGAGAACAGTCCTTAACTATGTCGGCTAATGCCACAAATTAGATTTATCAATAAATTATTTTTTTTTAAAGTTTTTTCTTATTTTCTTTTCTTTGTTTATCCGCAAGTTTTTTCATTAATTCTACTGTTTTCTTTTTGAATACCCTTGTGTTGCGTTGTGCAATATCTCTTTCAATAGGCTTGAGTGCAAATATTTTTTCGTAATCTTTTTCCATTATGGTAACTCCCAATAATAATTAATGACGCTTCTACAATTCTTTTTATTGACTATAGGGTCACGCACTTGGTTGATGGCTGTCGCTAGTGCTAAACATTCAGCATGATTGTCAAAGACTAGGCGGTGTACCTCTACACTAGCAGATTCTATATCTGTGATAGTTATTAGATACATGGTGAATGTGATAAATTCTAACATATCTTTTTAGCTTTTTTACCTGTGAAATCTTCCCATCTTTTAATGATTACATCACAATAAATAGGGTTGAGTTCAAATCCGTAACAAATTCTGTTCAACTTTTCACAAGCGATTAAAGTGCTACCAGAACCTAAAAAACAATCATAAATAATATTGTTTTCTCGACTACCATCAATTAATAATTTTTCTAACATTTCGACTGGTTTTTGTGTTGGATGTAATTTATTTTTATTTAATCTATCGAATTCCAAGACATCATGAGAAAATTGACCATAATATTTATGTTTATTTTTCCAACCATAAAAACAAATCTCATATTTACTTGAATAATCTTGCCTTGTTAAAACATGATTATTTTTTAACCATATCAATTGAGATGCTATATATATGTCGTTTTTTAAAAGAGCGTTATACAACTTGAAAGAATTTTTTCCATTTATCCAAATGTAAATTGTATTATAATTGGTAAGTTTAAAGTTTTTGATAAAATCAAAACTAAAGTCTGTAAAATCTACACTTTCATCAGCTTCTATATATTCTGTAATTCTGTTTCCACCTAATCTATTATTCAAGTCTTCATTTTTTTGGTCATAATCAACTCCGAATGGTGGGTCTGTTAATACCATATTTGCTTTTTCATCTAACATTAATTTATCAACATTCTCTTCTTTTCTTGAATCACCACACATAAGTTTGTGTTTACCAAGTTGATAAACATCACCAAGTTTTGATTTTGCCTCTTTAGGTGGTTCTGGAACTTCATCTTCATCAGTTAAATACTCCTCATCATTTACTAACAATTTATCTAACTCTGATGAATCAAACCCTAATAAGTCTAAATCAAAGTCAACCTCTGACAGACCTGCTATTTCTAGGTTAAGCAACTCCATATCCCAAGTGCTATCCTCATTTATTCTATTATCCGCTATCCTGTAAGCTTTAGCTTGAATTTCTGATAAATCGGCTATAACAGTAGGGACTCTTTTCAAACCTAGTTTCTTAGCACCCATAAGCCTTGTGTGACC